GGACACGATGGTGTGTTCCAGGGAGAGTAGGACTTGACTCGTGGAAAACAGGGTGACGAAGTCCGCGTAGGTCATGGGGTCTGGGTTCCCCGGGGCAAAGATCTTGATCGTGGTCTGTGTGCCTGCAAGGACAGACGCGAATTGCGCCGACATGACGTAGGAAGTCATGGTTGTGGTGTCGTACAAATGGACCGTGCCCATACGAGTGGGATTCACGCCTGCCGTGGGGTAGTCGTATCCGAAGAGCACGAAGAACGGGTATTCCGTGTACAGGAGGAAGTCTCGTGCGGAGGATACCACGGTGGTCGCTGGGATCGCCGCACTCAAATAGAGTTGCGCACGGGCGGCAGTTGCGGCAAGTGCCGGGATCTCCTGTAGCTCTAGGTAGGATCCCGGAAGAACCACGTTCGTCTCGGATGCCACGCCCGTAGCTCCGATAAGCTCGAACGTGTTCAGTCCGGTGTTCGGGAGGGTGACGTACTCCTTTTTCCGGGAGAAGACGTCAATGGGTACCCGGCGAGCCGTGCCTCCAGAGTCCACCACCGGAAGACGGTCACCTGAGAACAGGGCGGCAATGGTGTCCAGGGAGTTGAGGCCTTGGGCAAGGAAATTCTTGACCGTGACCTTCTTCGACGTGGTCTGGATGACCGGGACAAGTTCTGTCCCGGCCAAGGTGCTGGCCGCCGTGAGCCCGGTGACCGCCGGTGCCAGTGCTCCGGGGACCATGTCCTGGACCAACTGAAGTGCCGTGACCTTCTTATCCCGGGTGCTCCCGGATCCTTCGGTAGCCCAGAGGAGCACCGTTTCCGGGGTGGGGCTTGTTGCGTCGGGAAATCCAGGAACCGTGGACATGGTGACTCCTTATGCTCGGGCCGAGTACATGGGGATCCCGGCTCCGTCGTAGACAATGTTTCCAGCGCCGTCGAGGATTGCTTCCCCGAACACGGCAGACACGCCGGCAGGTGCCAAGGGCTCTAGGTACCCGGCGCCGTCTGTGGATGCCGTGACCATGGCAAAGCCAGCCGGATACTCCGGGACGTATCGGAGGTCGGACATCGAGGGGAACAGGAGCTTGAGGAACCGGATGATTTCGTCCGGGTTGCCGTTGATCTGGGAAGCGGCACGGATCGTGATGGCGTCCCGGTAGTCGGCGTCCGAACGGCCCAACCGGCCTTCCCGGTACCATACGCCGATCTTGTCCAGTTGGACGCCTTTGGCCGTCGGAAGCTCGAAGGCCTCCACGATCTCGAAGAGTGCGGCTTCCGTGTCGTTGGACTGCTGGCACCCGGATTCAATGAGTCCCCGGAGGCGCGTCGAGTCCTGATACTGGGACAGAATGAACGGGGAGCACCTTGCCCAGTAGTCCGTGATCTGGACCAAGTCGCTCACAGGACGGTGACCCGTGCGCTGTCAAACGTGAGGTATTCACGGGCCGCGATGAGCACGTTTGACGAGGACCAAGTAGGCGTGCCGGCCTGGGTCGCTGTGGTCGCGATGCGCAGGGTCACGGAATAGATCCCGGGGACGCTGTAGATCGGCGCAAAGAGCTTCTGCAAGGTGAAGTTGTCGCCAAGATCGAAGTTCGCATTGCCGTACAGGGACACGGCGTCCTTGATCGCCTGTTCGTAGTCGCCAACCGGTCCGCCGTCCGGGTCCACGGAAACCACCGTGACCTCGACGTGTGCGTACTGGGGAACGGGGCGGCTGAAGCCGACGGCATGGGAAACGCCGTCCTCCCCCAGAACGTTGTAGCTCTCGGTGCCATGGGGCAGGATTCCCGCCGGCATCGTGTCCCAGATCGCCGTGGCGACATCGGCATCCGTGCCACCGACCACAATAGCCTCGAAGCTCTTGCCCGGGCGTCCGTCGCCGTCTGTGGTGATTTCCCGATTGGACTTGACGAAGACACGGGACACGCCGTCCACGAGGTACAGGGCGTCCCGGATCGCGGTCTCGGTGCCAGTGCCGGAGCGGAAGCCCCTTGCGGCCCGGAGACGGAATGCCGTGTCGGTCTCGGTGTCCGTGCCGTCAACGCCTGCGGCAGGCTGTTCCAGGGCGTCCCAGCCGGTGACCGGGGTGACGATGGTATCAAGGGTCCGAGGGGGCACAGGCTGGGTGCCTGTCGAACTGGCGACAAAGATCCCGGCCTGCGCACTCTGGTACCCGGAGAAATGGACGGAGAACGCCGTGAGGATGAAGGACGGCGAACCCTCGATCCGGAGATAGTGGTCTCCGGCGATGCTTTCGTAGCTTGCGGCGCCGATGAGCCCAAAGGCACCGGCCATGATCGAATTGGCCAGGGTGCCAAGGGCGTCGGCTTCCGTGTCGGACACTTGGACCGTGTAGCTGTAGACCGTGCCGTCTAGGGTGACCGAGAGCACGTTGCCCACGACGAATGTGTCCAGGGACAGGCGCACGGCTCGGAAAGGGCCTGTGGTGCTTGCGGCCTGGGTCACGGTGGATTCGAGATCGTAGGTCATGGGCTGGGTAGCCGCCTTGGCCTGGGACCCGGAGGCCACGGAGACCAAGGCTCCGAAGTCCAGCCAGAGGAGGACATCGGAGACACGGGCGCCGGTAGCGTCGAGGCGCACGAGTCCGATCTGCCCGAAGATCCGATCCAAGGCGGCACCGGATGCTTGGTCCTTGTCCAGGGAGGCATAAAGCTCCTGAGCCCCTTCCCACACGTCGGCTTCCCGCTTGGAGGCAATGGAAATGATCTGGCCGATAGGCCCATCGGGCGAAAGATCATCGAACCCGAGGGACAGTGCCGCCGCTTCCAGTTCCGCCCGGATCTCTGCCAGGGTCTTTTTGCGGAATCCGGAAGCGTCGATCATAGGTTTACCGCCGTAGTACCCTGTTGGGGGATGGAATCAGTGCCAGATACTGCAAAAGATACCCGCAACTGCCTTGAGTTTTTAGCGAAATCGACTTCCAGGGAATCCACCTGCACGACGCCGGGGACATCCTGGAGCACGGTGACAAGGATCTGTCTGCACGCGGCAAGGTCCGGGGACTTCTGTAGGAACTCCTCGAACCAAGGGACTCCCAGCTCCGGATTGAGCCAGTGCTCCCCGATGAACGTGCGGAGGCGGACATCAACACGTTGGGCAAGGGACTCGGTGGTCTCTGCGCGGCCATTGGGCAGGACTAGGAGGTCGTGGGTGCCGGATCCCGAGGTCGGGGGAATATACGGGATGTCCCCGAAGGCTACGGAGCGGAGGTTGAAATCGAAGGTGTGGACCGTGGTGACCGTTGTTCCAGTGGAATCGATGGTCCGAAGTTCCATGAGGTTTGTGGCACCGACGAACCGGGTGCCGTCCCACGCGATGCCTCGGAACCAGGACACCCCGGCATCCGGCTCGGCGACTGCGGACCAAGAATCTCCGTTGTCCGTGGTCTTGATGAACTCAATCCGAGCCCATGCGAGAATGCCTACGGAACCTCCGAATACCGCAGAAACGGGGGTCTGCTCTCCGTTGTGCGGGGTTCCGCTCGGAATGGGAGTCCAGGTTGTGTAGGGCGCATCCGCCGTGTATACGGTATCCCCTAAATTGGCGGCGGATTCACGAGAGCCCGCAAATGCACGCCCCCCATGGATCCCGACCGCCCATAGTGCCAATGCGAATCCGGGAACGTATCCGGTCCAGGCGTTTCCACCGTCCGTGGAAATAGACAGTGTGCCATTGTTTCCGGTGACCAGCACAACGAGCCCCTCCGCCGCAATGCACAGGGACGCGTACCCATCCAGGTCCACGGTGACATCAGTCCACGAGATCCCATCCAAGGACTTCTGTACCCGGTCTGCGGAGTTCGTGACTCTCCAGTACCATCCACCCGTGTAGCACCCTTTGATCGGGTACTGTTCGGCGTCCACGGTCTCCACAGGCTCTTGGCCGTCCACGATCACGATGGTCAAGTAGGTCCCGAGGATCACGAAGCGGTCGGGGCCACGGATCACGTCCCAGAGGGTGGGGGACCCGGACACAGGAACCACGGTCCAGGTGGCAAGGTCTTCGAGACCAATGGCGTACTTGCCTTCCCCGACAACGACATAAGAAAGGCCCCCGACGACACCGGGATCCGATTCGCTCCAGTTGCCGAGTTTCAGGTTACTCAAGGAGACCCCCTGCAAGTGCCTTGTCCGCCGGGATCAGGGTGGTGGTCTGCAAGGTGGCTCCGGTAGCTAGGGCCGTGAATCCGGGTTGCAGGGCGGCAAGGGGACCTGTGGACGCCGCCGCAAGCGTCGTCGCCTGGGTCTGGATGATCGTACAAAGGGCTCCGATGCGGTCATAGAGGCGGTCAACCTCCTTCCGGAGATCGGATGCCGAGTTCTTGACCACGGCCTTGCCGGCCTTCGTGCCCCCGATCTCCAGAGTCGAGGAGCACAGGCCCCATGCCGCCGTGTCCATGGGATGCTTGGGAACGGCGGCACTGGGCCACAGACCAGGGATAGCAATGGCGTCTTGGAGACTGAAGCGGGTCTCGTCTTCGGCGTCCACGTCCCCTTGTCCCCGGATCCAGTTGCCAATGGAGGCTTCCGAGAACACGAGGAGCACACGGTCTCCGCGCTTGAGGGTGCCTTGGACCGTGAATTCCTGGGACCCGGGCCAGATGACCGGGACGCCTTGGATCGGGGGGATGTCGAACACGTCCCCATGGAGGCTCCGAGGGCGCACGGAGGGCTTGACGGTGGCGAGGCGGGTGGCCTTGTTGTAGGCGGTCACGGTGCCTGGAAGGGAGATGTGGAGGTCTTCCAGGCGTGCCCGGAGCCAGATCTCCATGGCGTCTAGGGGGTCTTCGGAGGTCATGCGTCGATGGGTCCCCATGCCTTCCACGTGCCGGGGGATCCCCCAGTGACGCAGACCCAGCCAATTTTCCCGCCTGCGGCAGGTGCCGAGTTCCATGACTTGGCAAAGGTCGTCCAAGTCCCCGTGGTGGGGGCGGCGGTCCCATAGGTCCCATCCCCAAATTTCCATTCCGAGATATATGCGCGATTCCCGCCCATTGTGTTGTTGAGGATATAGATCAGCATGCCCCTAGTCCCTGCGATATCGGGGGGGATGTTAATTCGCGACCATGCGTAAGTAGTGGTCAGGGAAATGGTTCCGAGGGACACGTCCAGGCCCGTGGCAAAGGAGATAGCCTTGACGTTTAGGGTCGGGGTTCCTGCACTGGATTTCGCCCTCACCAAAAAATGCATGCCATCCTTGTGATACGAGGAGGGGGCCACCCGTAGGGCAATCAGCGGGGCGTCGTTGATTGTGTGCCCTTTAATGGCTTCCCCGCAATATTCTGCCGCATCTGCCTCCATCTCCAGACCATTTAATTGGTTGGAGAAATACTGCAGATATCCCGTGCCAAAAGCGGCCGCGTCGATCCCGTACGCATCCGCGTCCATGGTGATTCGGGCATTTTGAATGCACTCGATCTTAAACCGGGTGCAGTTTACCCGGGCGATCCTTCCGATTAGGTTGCCAACCAATTGGAATTTAAACGCAGTACAGTTCGTGAATGTTCCGAACCCAATGGACGGGGCGGACGAGTTCCGCCCTGGGACACCGCTAATAACACAGGCATCACTGTTGGTAACGCTGAACACCTGCTCCACGTACTGATTGTATCGGCACCCCGGGTCAAAGACCCAACGGTCCACGGTGTCGAGGATCACTAGTGGACCAGCGTATCCTCCGGACTCCAGTTTTGTGTTCGTGAAAACGACTGTATTGTTTCGTCCCGCACCCGACGTGTACTTGGAGCGAACCAACGGTCCCGAATGCTCTAGGTGCCCACCTATTACGCGAATATCGTTGCAACTGTTGTCCGTGATTGTAGTATCCGGAGGGTCGAATACCAAAAGGCCCTCGGTTCCATGTGCGGCATTGGTGTGCCGGAAGAATGGGCGGTAGAGGGCGAAGTCCTGGCTACGCGCAATTCTCATGAATGCGCCGGACGTGCTTCCGTTGATGACCAGATTGTCATAGGACCCGCCCAAGCAAAGATCCATCTTGAAGAAATCAGCAGTGCCCTCAACGCCTCCGATGTTGAGATTCTCGATTCCACCGAAGCTGATGTAGGACTGTGTCGCCGTCACGCCGTGGATGTATAGGGCGATGAAATCTCCTGTGCGGTAGATCTGTGAACCGTCCCCACCGACTCCGGTAGAATCTCCCACGATGCGAAGTTGCTTTGTGATCTCCCATGTCCCGGAAATCCTGTAGCGCCCCGATGGGATCCGGATGCGTTGCCCGGGCCAAGCGGAATCCCGGGCCTGATTGAATGCCGTGAGGCAATCGTATGTAGAGGTGTTCGCCCGAATTGCATCCCACTCTGTGCGGGGGATGAATCGGAGGACGTTGACCTCGTTGCGCAGGACCATGTCGAGCCAGAAGCCCACAGTCTGCGACAGCCACCCAATGAGCCCCGCGCCCTTGGCCGTGTCCACTTGACTCGCCAAGTCCGGGGACCCCGCAAGCCCTTCCGCCTTGAGCCCTGCCGCCACAGTCCCCCGGGCAACCTTGGACGTGATGCCCCCCATCTTGTCTTGGAGCAAATAGCCATCATAGGCCCCCGAAGTCGGGAAATCGATGATCCGCTTATTTCCAGACATGTCCCCTACCTTCCGAACAACAGGGATCCCTCGGACCCCGTGACAAATTCGCCCGTGTCGCCAATCACGAAGAAAGGCACTTCGGCCACACTCTCCACGACGACCACGGTTCCATTCTGCAATTTATCCACGCCCCGGACCCGGAACGAGATAATCATCTTCCGCGCTGGCCTGTCTAGGGCCACTGTAAGGCTTTCGATGGCCTGGACGCCCTTCACCCCTAGGATCGTGTCCCAAAGGATCTGGCGGCACACGGCAAGGTCGGGAGCCTTGGTCAGGAAGTCCCGGAACCATGGCACCCCTAGTTCGGGGTTGAGCCAGTGTTCCCCGGCGAACGTGCGTAGGCGCACATCGACACGCTGGGCAAGGGATTCCGTGGTCTCGGCTCTCCCGTTGGGCAGGATGATTAGGTCGTGGGTGCCTGAGGAGTAGGTAGGGGGGATTGGGGTAGGAGTGCGGACAAGGCGCAACGAGCCGCGCTGGATAGTGGAGTTTGGGGCTGACGTTTTTGATACATAAGATGCAAGCGACTGGAGGACAAAAACTCTTGTGTTCGTCGGAAATCCGAACTCTGTAGATGTGACCATGTACGCATTAGCATTGCGAAACTGATATGTTCCGTCGTCAATTCTACCAGCTCCGCGAACTCCAAAACTAGACGCGTTTGTGCCAGTGTTCCCAACTCCCCAATATGCCGTTCCCGACTCTTTTAGCAAATCGCCAACAGTCGTCCACCTATCAGGAAGCTCTGAGCCTCCAAGCGCGGCAAAAAGGCCGGAATAATCATCCTCTGTGGGCCAGCGCCACTCAGAAGAAAGCGCTCCCTGTATGGCTGCCCCATCCGCGATCCAACTGTACATCCGCCCATATGCGACGCCATCAGCATCGCCACTATAGAGCGCACCAGCCCCGGGCCAGTTGATATTTACGGAGGTCCACTCCAGACCGTCCGGCATGATTAGCGTGGGGTATTCCGCTCCTAGAATCGTGCGGGTTGCGATATCCCCAATCTCCGGGGGGTATCCGGGATCCGATTCGCTCCAGTTGCCGAGTTTGAGATTACTCAAGGAGGCCCCCGATCTCTGGGGAATATCCGGGCACCTCGATACTCCAGTCCCCTAGTCGGAGATTGGCCATTAGGTCTCCTTCCGCCAAGTGTCGCCTACGCCCTGCCACACGACGCCATGGCCCTTGGTGCTAAAGTCCCCGCCGTAGTTGTTGCCGGCGTGAGTGGCCTCGGAGACGAGGAGCGTGGTCTGAATGGCTCCCGTGTCGAACTTGGCCAGGGTGTTCGGGCCGATCTTGGGGGACAAAAGACACTCGAAGTCATAAGCTTGTCGCTTCTCGATCCGGTTCCCCTTGCTGTCCAGCTTGGGCGGGATGTTCTGGTCGATCTTGGGCTCTAGGGACCGCAACCCAGTCCCATAGGTCAGGTATGCCGCCGTGACCGTGAGATTCCCGCCGTCCAGGGGCCATACGACCATTGTCGTGTTGTCGATGTACAACATCCACCCCCTAGCCCGGAGCATCCTGTCCAACGTGTCCAAGGCGCCTCGGAGCCCTCCCACGTAGACCCATCCGTTGGGGAAGGACATGGTGGACGAAAGGCCCTCGGCACCGTAGAGCACGAGGCCTGAGATGTGGGCAACGTCGCGAAGGATCGTGCGCACCCGTGCCGAGGGGCCATAGCCTAGGGACACCGGGATCCGGTTGACGGCCGCCGTGATTCGGTCCTTCTTGGCCTCGAAGCTGGCCTTGGGATTCTTCTTGGCCCATGTGGCAATGTCCTCGGCTCCCGTGGATTCCGTGAGGCTGGAGACACATGGGATCGTGGTGACCCAGTCGTTCCCTTGCTTCCTGGACACGACGCCAGGGAGCATGGAGCCCCAGAAGATGCCCGTCAAGCCGCCCTGTTCCTGGTAGCCTACGGAGAACCGGACACGGAGCCCGGGCGTCTGGAGCCATTGCCGCGTGGCTTCCTTGGCGTTGTAGATCTTGAAGGATCCCGTGTTCTCGGAGTACCGGGTAGACCGATGCACCTCGAAGTCCATGTGGAGATCGGAGACCACGGTGCCGAACTGCTCCCCTTCGGCATAGAGCATGGCGGCGGAAGGTGCTTGGGCCGGATCATAGGCCACAAGCTCCACAACCCTTCCCCAGGCCTTTTCCCGGGTGTCGGAGAAACTAGGCAAGTCCGAGCGCCTTTCGCATGGAGGCGTGTTCGGCGTCGTTGAGCCAATACAAGTTGTGCGTGACCCCTAGGCCCTCGAACGTCGGGTATTCAGGGGCTACCTCAGGTTCCGGGAACAGCCAGAGATCGCCGGCAATGGGGAACAGGGCCTTGTGCTTCCCGACCAAGGGGAAGTAGGGCACGAGCTTCCGGGAACTGAGGGTGTGACCCTTCTGGTCGTCCAGGTCCATGAACCAGAACTCGGAACGGGAGTTCCAGGCAAGTCGGACCACGAGTTCCTGTTCTTCCAATGTGATCTTCTGCTCGAAGTCGGAGGCCGTGGAGTTGAAGCTGGGAATCTGGATCATTGGGAAAGCTCCAGCGTCGAGACGCCAAGCGCCGTGTTCTTCTTGCCATTGAACGAGGTGACGGCCCGGGAAGTACCGCCGACCTTGCCCTTCTTGACCTTGGGAGCCGCTTGCTTGTTGGCGGCGGTGCTCAGGTTCAGGGGACTGGTGGTCGAGGTCAAGGCGACTTCGGTCAACGTGACGAACTGGATCTCCTGGAACTCGACGCGGAACTCCAGGGCGTCCCCGGTGGACGAGCTTCGGGACGTGGAGACCTTGGTCACGACGACGTCCGTGTATTTCTCCAGTCCCGTGATGATGGAGACCGGGGTCCGCTTGGCCATAAGGTCCTTGAACAGGGTCCAGGTGTTCATTGCCCGGTTCTCTGGCCTTGGAAGAGCCTCGAAGTCGGCGGCTGTGGGGCCTGTTTCCCGGCGGATGCCGTATTGGGCGGCCAACGTGTCTAGGTAGTTCCGGGACATGCCGCCTAGCTTCTCCAGGAACCATTGGGGCAGGGCCGGAGCACCTTTGAGCGGGTAGTTCGTGACCAAGCCGGTCAAAGAACCCTTGCGCGGGAGGCTTCGGACGTGGTCGTTCACCGTGGCACCGTTTTCCACGGGGTGCTCGGTGACGCTGGCTTCCAGGGAATGGTCTTCGGAGACGATCAGATCAAACTGGATCGAGTCCACGAAGTAGCCGGAGGTCCTGTAGAACAGGGATGTAGGCTTGGCACCCATCAGACGGCCGACGCGATCAAACGTTGCTGGAACGAGAGGCCGAAGACACTGTTGGCCTGTTGCTGGAGGACATCGAGCATTGTGCCCTCGGCATGGATCGTGTTGTTGACGTTCACGGTGCTGTTGACGACCTTGGAATTGCCTTGGAGAGCCTTGAGGATCGCGTCGGTCATCGTGACTTTGGAGCCGGGGGCCGCGTCCTTGGTGCCGCCGATCATGGACGACAGTTCTAGGGCCTTGGCGAGACGGGCGTTTCCGGCTTCCGAGGCGTTCGTGAATCCTCGGGACGTGTATTCCCCGAACCCGGTGCCGATGAACCTGTCCAGCTTGGCCGTGGAGGCGGCACCACGGCGGCGATTGTCCGCGCCCCCGGGCAGGAGGGAGGCAATAGCGTCCCCTGCCGCGATGACGCCCTTGACGGCGTAGGCTACGGCCTTCGGGATCGCCATGATGGTATCGAAGATGAACCCGAACACGGTTGCAAAGGCTCCTTGGATGATGTCCACGGCGTACAGGATGAACTGGAACGATGCTCCCACGGCCATGATCGCATCCGCGATGGTCTGGAAAGCGGCCGCGATCCCTGCGGCATAATCCATGGCCGTCGGACCATCGGAGAACATGAGGGCGAAGAAGTCCCCAAGTTGCCTATATGCCCCGGCGATCCCGTCCATGAGTGGGATGAATGCGTTGATGATCTCCTTGATGAACGGGACCAGACGGCCCCCTAGTTCGGCCATCATCATCTTGAAGTTGTCTCGAAGCGTGGACCAGAGGCCCAGAAGGGTCTGGGACTGCTTGTTCATGTTCCCGAAGAACCGGCCCCCGGGTCCTGTGGCACTTGCGAAGGCTTCCGAGACCATGGCGGCACTGATATTGCCCTTTTCCATCTCCTTGCGCAGGTCTCCGATGGACTTCCCGGTCTTCTTGGAAAGCTCCTGGAGCGGATTGAATCCGGCGTTCACGAACTGCAACAGGTCCTGCCCCTGGAGCTTCCCGGCCGCCATGACCTGTGCGTATGCCAGGGACAAGCGGTTCAAGCGTTCTTGGTCACTGCCTGCCACGTCGCCCAACATCTTCACGGCTCCAAGGGCCTCATTGGCAGACTGTCCAAAGGCCATCATGAGCCGGACATTGGACACAAGGCCCTCGGTCTCAAAAGGCGTCACGGCGGCGAACTGGTTGATCTGTTGCACGAGGTACTTGGCGGCTTCGGCATTACCCAGCATGACCTCGAACTCGGCATTCATGGCCTCCAGACGAGCGGCACCCTTGACGCTTTCCACCACGAGCCCGAAGGACTTGGCGGCAAGCTGGTAGGCGGCGAACATCTTGAGGGCACTGGACGCCATGGACTTGAGGCCGTTGTCCGCCTTCTGTAAACCCGCTTGGTCCACTTGGAACCCTAGCTTGGCGATCAGTTCTTGGACTACGGCCACTGTCACTTCTCCTTAGGTGTCTGGTATGCGGTGTACGCCGCTTTCATGTCGTCTTCCATGTCCAGTAGCGCATTGAGCTTGAGCACCGTTCCCCAGACCATGGACCCGTTGTCCAACTCAGTCAGGGAGACCCGCTTGGCCATGACTAGCCGCCAGACGGGGAATTCTTCCTGGAGTTCTTCGGAGAGGTGGCCAAGGGTTTCGAGTTCAGCGCCGACCTTGCTTCTTCGCTCATCGGCAAGCTGGATCCACTTGTTTCGGTCGTTTCGGACCCAGCCACGCCTTCCATTGCCTTCTTCTGGAGGTTTTCCATCAGCTCCAGGAACCGGGCTCCCGCCTCCTTGAGCTTGAGGAAAAAAGGGAAGCCGTGGTACTCCAGGATCTCGAACAGGAGGCTGTAGAGCCCTTCCAGATAGCATCCGAAGGCGGCATTCAGGCCGTCGGGGTCCTTGAGTTCCAAGGCTCCGGCATTCGGGCCGTCGGGCAGATAGATGGTAGTCGAGATGAGGGCCGCGACCATGGCCTCCTGCTGGGCATCTGGGAGCCCTAGGAGGAGCTTGGAGACCTCGGGGACATGTCCCATGAGCAAGGGGCCAAAGATGGCCGAAAGCTGGCCGTTGACTCGTGCGGCAAGCAACACGGGCAACGGGCTCATCTGGAACTGCTTGGAATTGATCGTCACGACCTTGGGGGTGGCCATGACTTAGTTCCCGCCGATGTGGAGTTCGCAGGGGCCGGTGTGGAAGGTCCACACGCGATCCTTGGCACTGTTGCCGAAGTCCACCGTGGGAGCCTTGACGATCCGGGCCGCGTCGGCGAAGAGGGCCGTGGTGCCAGAGCCGTCAGCAAAGACCAACGGGAACACGCCGGCACCCGAGAGCTTGTCGGCCTTGTGAATCACGGAGAGCTGGTCGTTGGTCGCGCTGGACTGCTTGAGGGTCACGGTGACAGCCACGTCGTCCACGGACTTGTTGGTCATGGTCACCTGTCCATCTGCACCACGGACCACCTCGAAGGCGTCGTCCGGGTATTCGATGGAGATCATGTCGTCGCCGAAGCCGGACATGATGACCGGGCCGAAGGTGCCCCGGAACTTCTTGGGATTGATCGTTGCGATAGCCATTTTCCAGCCCCCTTAGACGGACACGGTGCCGTTGATGATGATCTGATGGACCGCGCCTTGGAGGGTTGCGTTCCAGGTGATGCCCGTGAGCCTGCGTGCGGCCTTGTCGCCGGAACTCACGGCGGCGGCCAGCGGGTAGTTGACCGTCCAGCCTGCATCGAAGACCAAGGCGTCCTGTGCCCTCTGGAGACTGCCCTTGAGGGTGCCGACGACCGCCTGGATCCCGGAATCCGTGAACGGGACCTTGCCCATGGAGGCCAGGAGGTTGAACAGGTCCGTCTGGATCGTGGAGTTGACCCAGTCCAGGTTCCGGACGGCGTCGATGTAGTTGGCG